AGATAATTAATACACTTTTGGTCAATTTTGCCTTAATTCTTATCAAGAATTAAGTCATTAAAGGTCGGTGTATAAGCTGTGAATATTGTACGGAAGCTAACTCCCTTTGCAACCATAGAGAACCGTCTCTGAATGAAACTGAAGTTTGATCCAGAGAAGGTGTATTTCTCATAATTGGGAGCAAAGGTGGAGACTCTGATCTAAACTTGTACCACATACGAGCTTTAAGATCAACAAGACGAGAAAAATCTTTTGGAGAATCAATTTTCTGCAAATTAAATTCTTCAGGGATTTTACTTGCAAAAACATGGCGTAAAAACATATTTTCTCGAAATTTTCCTTTGTCTAACATAAGGGAAGAAGGTGAGTCCTTATATAAAGACAAGAGGATATCAGGAGTTAATAGAAGAAACGACATAGTAGCCGAGTCTTTCCATTTCTCCATAATCTCTATAGTAGATGATAGAGAACGAGAAACAAAGAATGAAAGACTGTGGAAGAACCGACTATCATAAAAGATATTGAAGAGGTGATCTTGTAAGATAGCACGGGCTGCCACTCCCTTTTGGGGATCAACCAAACTTAAATGTTGTTCGCCATGAGGATTGCTGTTGCCCCGAGGTAAATGATCCTGTGAAAAGGGAAGGATCATAACATCGAAGAATCTACCCGCAAGAAGCCTAAGTCCTAAATATGCGGCGTCACTGGTCATCTGACCTTTATGCTTCACGACTGCTCGAATCTTCTTTTTCGTAGCATAGGCCTTCGAAGGTCTCGTTCACTCTGTCCTAGAGTAATCGAAATCTTCGATGACCTTAAACTGATGCTTAAGGAAAGGAACCATGGCGTAGTATAGATAGGAAGATAAGCCTTGCAGATAGCGAACAGGCGAAGTCCTGATGAGTACAAAAGCCTCATAAAATCACCTCTTCTGCGATCATAAGGGACTCCAAGTTCATTTGAAGTTTCCCGAAGAAAGGGATCCGTATCCTAAGAACCTGAGGAAGGTTGTATAGGAAACATTTCTTTGTGGGGATAACAGAGAAAGAACGGAACTTCAATTCTTAGGAAGACTAGAAAAGAACTTGAGGGGTAAACCCGACAAGTCGCCTTGTGACGACAGAAAACGTTTCGCAAACTCGCAATAACCTCGGCCAGTAGTAAGAGATTTATTAAGATTAATCCCTACATCCAGATCTTGCATTATTCTAAGATACTTTTTTGCCACCTCTTTATCAAAAATTACGATATCATCCCCTAAAACAACGTAAAGATTGAATCAAGAGGCGCTAGGGTATACCTGAGAAGCTGCGAACTGGACAATAAAGTGGTGAGTTAGAGCTAACATAGCTCAAGAGCTCAAAGCACCCATCGGCTGTCCGGTAGCATATCGGACAGTCGGTGAAGAGTTTTCATCCAAAGTTGGATGCCCAGGGACTGAATAGTCCCGATTAACTAATAAATTCGCTCAATGAAGGCCAAGGTTAGGAAGATAGGAATCGAGAATCTTGATTTGTAATATCAAAGGAAGACGATCCGTCGCCGCTGACAGATCGTAAGAGAACGCAGTAGGATGTTCTCTCATTAGCTCCATAATATGATCAGCTGCTCCATCTTGATCAAAGGTCCCATCCGTTGGACCCAAAGATCGAAGAATGGAGAATAACCAATCATGTAGAGGAGCTAATGTCCATTGTGTTACACAATCAACCATCGCAAAAGTCCTAACTTTACCTGGTTCTTCTTTATAAGCCAGCCTACCTGAAGCTCTAGAGCCCCAATCTTTTAAGAAAGAGGGGGAATAGAACTTCTTTATCAACTCGACGTAATTGGTTAATCCAGTCTTACAATTCTCATTCGATACGGAGCTACATATCGATAAGAATCATAAGATGGAATTCATCAATTCCGGACGATATGATAAATGAAATAGGAAGGTAATAAAACCAGAAGACGAATTACCTCTTCTCCAATCTAATATGGAATTCTTATTCTTAGAAGACTCCCGAGGCACTAGGAGTCGACTGGAAAAAGAACCCATAGAAGACAGGACAAAAGGATCCCATCGATAGGAGAATTTTTTAGGGTGCACCAACTTCCAGAAATTAGGAAGGAAGTTGAGCATTCCCATAGGAATTACACCTTTTCAAGGATCAGTAATTGTATCCAGTTTAACCTTACCTTTGTAGGGAAGAACCCTATATAAGTTGAAAACGGTAAGGAGAATTCGGATGACGTAAGGGTCGTGAGATCTGAGACGACCCCTGAAATAGGTAGGTATGATTCGGGGAAGACCCCGATTCGTAACGGAAATTTTCAAATCGAAAATTCCGCTGTGCCTAACTGATTTCTCATCTGCAATAAACTTCATTAGTAATAATGAACAGTACTTTAAATACCTAGCCGTATAGGCTAACCCGTTCCGGTTAACTATACGAGAGATACGTAAAGTCAGCAAATACAATGACGAAATTAATGGCGCAGAAAATTGACCACTGATTAACCTTCCAATATGTAATAACGGAAGGAAGAATCAGTTCCGGGATTTTAAACCCGGATGCCAAGAAAACAGGGTCCTGAACATAATGAGCTTGCTTTTAAGCAAGCCTATGAACTTACCATTTAGAACTTTGGGTTCCGGATGGAGCTGTACTTTCCTTAACGGATTAGAGAGAGAGTGGAGTCCTCCAATCATAGTGACACTGTATTTAAAAAGAAGAAGAGAGATTTTTAAACAAGTGAACACAAGGAAAATTATCACTAATCATTCCACCTTACGATAGTGATTAAGAGATAAGCACAAAAGGAATAGGGTTTCTCCTAATGAACTTAAGCATCTAACAGCTAACCAGCTGTTCTTAATTATCATTCCACTTCATCTAGAAGAGAATATTAGCTTTCGAGGTCGGGCTTGCACTTCAGTAGCAAGTCATCCCTCGAGGAAAAGCCGAATAACTCTGCATAGTAAATGTGAAAAAGACAAACCAGCAATTAAGGTCCTACGAATAGGATCCCTTAACCACTTAATCAACTTATTAGAAAGTCTAAACTGTTGAGGATGTACTTCTGAATCCTCAAAAGGCCTTTTGGTTTGAAGAACCAAATTGACTTCTCTAGTTCATAGAGCACTCCATACCGTTTTTCAAAAAGAAGCGGAGTGGAAGAAAAATAGAAGAGATATAATAACACGATTAGGGAAGGGGTAACTAAAATATAACCTTTTACTGTCCGAAGACAACTCAAAAGAGTTTATTTTAGTGTTGTAATTAAAATCTCAGATAGGAGTCTCTCCTGTCGAAGGATCAATCAGTGGCTTTCTAATAATAAGTACAAAATACGCTGAATAAATCAGTAGTATGAGTAAGATTATTAGTTTTGTCATGATTAAGTCAACACTTTATATCCCGAGTCCGGATAGGCGTATTATACGTTACCCAACGTTGGTGCACTTATTGGTGCTAGTCGAATCGAGGCATCTTCCTTATCAGGGTTTCGAGGTCTAATAACCTGGGAAGTCTCTCAAGGGAAGTATCGACTATTTGTAGTACTCGTAAGAGATACAAGTCCATAGTCACAAGTTCAGGGACCAAAATTTTCCCTTCGGTTTTCGCTTAGAAAATTTTCTTCGCGAGCCGCAGGCAGGTTGATGAACCGCGTTCGAAAGAACGCTGGGGTAGGCTTTGACAAGGTTTTATCCCTTCTTAGCTGCCCCACTAGAACAGTCTTGTTGGAAAGAGAGTCCTAGCATCTGCTAGGTTTCCGTTTAAGGAAAGGGTCTAGACTTGACCCAGGTTTTCG